GGGCGTTCTTCTCCGCCCCGACCACGGTATCCATGATTGCCAGGAGTGGAGATCCAGAGTCGAACAGGACGCCACTCTTGGCGTAGCCGGCCTTCTGCTGGCCGGCGAACCGCTCACCCTCGTCCCTGATGTCTTCGGACTTCTGCCTCGAGGCGATCCGGGCCATGACTGCGGCCCTTCTGCTCTCGATGTACTGCTCGTTGCCGGCCTCCATCGCCTTACTGGCCCCGATGAAGGATCCGGCGAGTTGCATTCCCATCCCGAGCGCGAGAAGCGGTAGTGCCATTAGTCACCCACCGCCAGTTCCCCGATAATCGCCAGAACCGTGGCGGGGAACGGAAGATTCTGTACGATCGTTATCCTCGCATCGCTGTCGATGCCCATGACATCAGCCCGGAGGTCTCCGGTTTCGGGGGCGCAAGCCGTACCCAGTAGATCCGCGGGATCTCGTGTGCCGAGCTGGGTTCCATTCACCTCGAGTCCGACGGTGTCGAGTACGCGGACGTAAAGCGAGTTCCACTTCTTCGGCTTACCCTGTACTGTCCCTCCGGCCTGGGTGGTGATCTCCGGCTTGTGGGTCACCAGGGTGGAGACATACGGTAGGCCGACGTCGTAGGTCGTGATGGCCGAGGGGAAGGTAACCTGGCCGCCAGCGACTACGGCGCCTGGGAACAGGGCCCCGTCGCCCTTCATGGTTACCGTCTCCCCTTCCAGGTGCGTGAGCCCGGTCACGACCGTACCAAGAGCCATCGTGCCGTACACCCCGGAGTCGGTGTGCATGGAGGAGTGGAACTTCTCGATGTACCTCTTCGTCGCACCGCCTATCGTCCTGTTCACGACGACGTAGATCTGGTACTCGTCGGATCCCGACTCGGGAGGAAGGACGGCGATCGACTCAAAGCTTCCGTCGGTGATCCAGCGCCCCCAGCCGAAGACCTCCTGGGCTTTTTCGTAGGTCAGCACCAGGATCTGCCCATCGCCACGGATGGCGTACATGGTTGAGTAGGGTTCCGGCGCATACGAGAGCTCCGAGATCCCGCCGACGCTGATATGGGGCGCGATCACGGTGAGGTCGGTGCCCTTATAGTTATCCGACTCGAAGCTGTACTCGAGCTCCCGTACCTTCCGGCCGGCCCTTTGAACGAAAATAGTGGTGTGCCCTATTTGCACCGGCCGTCGCTTCGGGGAGCCGTAAGAGGTTTCGGCCCGGATGTCGATATTGGTGGGGGAGATGGCCCCGGCGCCCCCCGACGCGCGGAACTCTCGACCGCTTGCACCAATCAGTAACACCCGGGCCGAACTCAGCCAGCGAATCGGGGATAGGTCGTTCGTAGCGATGGTATACTCCACCGAGTCACCAGCGTTCACCCCGGCGGTGAAGTTCTCATAATCGCCGCTTACGGATCCCCAGATCGTCTGTCCTCTCGTTGCCGACCCGGCGAACCAAAGTCTCTGCTCGAAGAAGTTCACCGCCGCGGGATAACCATTAGCGGCAGACCACGCCAGCTCCTCAAGCGTCCAAGTACCAGCGAGGGTTACAAACGGAGCGGACGGGGCAGAAGAGAGGATGCTTAAAATCTCCGCGGTGACAACCGTGGTTGACGTCCAGCCGGTGATCTTCATCAGGCCGCCCATGGCCTTGACATACTTCCCGACATCAGAGACGTCCCAGCCTTTGGTCGCGTCCACGTTGCGCCAGCCGGCCGTTGCAAGGGTCAGGGTCGCGATGCCACCCACCGGGCCAATCTTGTCAGAGGTGATAGAAGAGGCCGGGGAGCCCGTGAGCTTCCACGCTCCGGCGTCCATGTGGACGCCGCGGTTCCAGGTTGCGTTCGGGTCTCCGCCAAAGGCGGCGTCTATATCAAATGTATTCAACCCGGTCACGGCGGTGATTACCCTGACCGATCCGGATTGAGCCCCGGCGGTGACGATCACCGCGTCCCCCACGTTGGCCGCTGTAAGCCCGTGATTGTTGTCGGTGGTGATGTTCACCCCGGCTCCGTTTACATCCCCAGCGGCCACCATGTCAACGATATAGCTCGAGGGCCATGCGTCCGTAATCTCTGCCGTTACCTCGATCTCTCCAGCCACTACGGTCTGGATGATAGCCCTGGAGTCTCCGATCTGGATGGACTTGTCTACGTCTCCAGCAAGCCAGTAGTTGTCTCCGGCGCGGAACTTCACCGAGGTTCCAGAGATGGCCGCTGGGGCGAGGGTGACGGCCGGGTAAGCCTCCTTCTCATACGTTGGCCCGGGGGCAAAGTTGACATCCCTGATCGACCAGGAGCTAGAATCGGAAGCCAGGCGGGAGAGCTTCCTGACCGGATGGTTGGCGTGGGTGAGATAAATCACGTCGGCAGATTGGGCGTACTGAACCTCAAACAGCTCCGAGGCTGAATACAAGGTCAGGGAGGTGGAGACATCGACGGCCGCTCCGGAGGGGCTGATGCGGTGGATGCGGATATAAAGATCGCCCAGTTCGATGAGACAGAAGACTTCGTTGGAGAACTCAAAAGGGATCAAGCGGACGGCGGTGGCCTGCACCTTTGCGGCGGCGATGTACTGTGTGCCCCACCGGCGGGTGACCCCACCCTGGGTCTGGAGGAACCAGTTCTCGAGGGTCTCGACGCCGTTGGCGTAGCGTGGGAACTCCACCCGGCCATACATCGAGGGAGAGATCTCCCCGGCGTTGAAGCTGTTCTGTATTAGGCGGGCTTTCGCCACTACCTGACCCTCGTGAGATCATCCTGCACGAACACCTCCGGGGTGCCCTCGAGGGAGTCGACGCCCTTCGCCTTTGTGAGGGTGAGCATGCAGAGGTTCTCGAGCTCCTTGGCCTTTGCGAAGTCCTGGAGCAGCGGGATGGAAAGCAGGCCGGCGAGCCGGTAGACCAGGGCCATCACGAAGAGGGAGTCGAACCGATTCGGGTCGGTGATCCGCTTGGTGTAGACAAGGTTGAACTCCGAGGAGTCGGTGGCCACCTTGTCCTCCTCCACCCGGTACGGAGAGTCGATGTCGTCATTCCTGCGAACCCGGAGGCAGTCTGTGGGGAGCTGGTAATAGATACCGTACTCGAAGGGCGGAGCGCCGATGACCGGGGCCAGGACGGCGCGCGCCTCAGCGAAGTTCCAGGGATGCTCGCGTAACGTGGCGTCCCGGGCGATCGGGTAGAAGGTGTTCGCCAGGTTTGCTCGAGGAGTCCCATCGGTGAAGGCGGTGATCGTCTGATCACCGATAAGCCCGAGGCTCGCGTTCGCGATGTCGATAGCGGATGGCATTATGTTCTCCTGCGCCGGCGGAGGCCGACGATGTAGGTATCCTTAGCTCCGGCCGGAGCGCCGCCGCTATACACCAGGGAGACGGGCCGGCCCTGCAAGGAGTACACCCCAGCCGAGGGGGCGATCCGGTAATTCCGTGGGAATGCGACGTTCTGTCCGGTGAGGGAGAAGGCCCCTACACCGACCGCGAGGTGGAACCCCTTCAGCAGGGCCACGTCCTCGCCGGCCAGCGCGAACGACCCAGGGTCTGCCGCCAGTACGTATGCGTTCCCCTGGGTGTAGACTAGGTCAACGTCCTGCCCGACAAGAGAGAACCCTCCGGCGGCGGCGATCATAGCGGCCGCCCGAAGGAGCGCCACGTCCTGACCGGCCATGGAGAAGGATCCAGCCCCAGCCTGGAGCGCCCGGTTGTACTTCAGGGACGCATCCGTCCCACTCTCCGCGAAGCTCCCAGCCCCGGCGGAGAGGGCCCGACCCATCAGGAGTCCGACCGCCGTCCCTGTCTCCGAGAAACTACCAGAGCCAGCCGTCAAGACGTAAGCATTGACCAGGGGGTTGAGCGCGATGGTCGTGCATCCCCAAGAGTTGGCGGCGTTAACAGAGCCCCCGCCGAACTTCGCCCCGTCGTAGGGGGTGCCGCTCGCCTGGTTCAATAGATACCCGCATCCGACGTTGCCGTCGTTGGTGTCGGGGCCGTTATAGGTCAGGAAGTTCGTCAGATACCCGGCGGTGTACGTTCCACCGGCCGCAGCCGCCCCGCCACCGCAGATAACTATCGCGGAGCTCGCCGCGTTGGGAGTGATCGACGCTGGGTCTGGAAGGTTGTCCGTCGCCTGATTGACCGCGTAGGTGGGGGTAACCTGGGGGAACGACGCCGGGTCGACCCCGCGGAATACCTGGATGACATAGGCGATGCCGTCGTTGTTATTGCCGGAGGCCGGGATCGTGACCGCGGTGTCGGGGGTGGACGTCATGAACTTCCAGGAGGTTCTGACGTTAGTGTCGTAGGTAGTCGAGGTGGTTCGGTTCGCGGTGAGCGCGGTGAACCCGGTAGGGGTTGCAATCGTAAGCGCGGGTTGCCGCGCGGCCGTCCCAACGGAGATGGTGACCAGGACGAGGTCACCCGCTATTGGTGCGCCACCGCTCCCCCCGGTAAGGCCGGTGCTGATAGCGACGGATCCGCCGCCCTGCCCCGCGGTTCCGGCTCCCCTGCCTCCGACGTAAGAGATCGCCAAGCTGTCTCCTTACTGGAGCGTGAAGAGCGAGGTCGTCATGTCAAACTTGAACGTCTCTCCCGCCAGTACGGTGATCGCGGAAGTCGGGTACTCCCACCAGCCGACGAGGTTTTTCCCGGCGGCGGTGTCGTTATACAAGACCGCCCAGCGGAACGGGCCGAAGCCGGCCCCAGAGCCAGTCCAGGTGATGTCCGCCCCGATTCCGAAAGTGCCCAGCCCTCCGGTCTGCGAGTAGGTGTTGTTGACGTCCTCACCGGCGGCGGTGTACCCGTTCCCGGTGCCAAGATCGGCCGGGTTGTTGTAGACCGTGTCGCCCACGAGGGGTTGCTCGTTGGTCAGATAGACCCGGAAGGTGTCGGTGTTCAGGTTATGGAGCTTGAGCCCGACGTCCCCAACGAAGCAGTCGAACTTATTGAACGTGGCCATCCCCTACCTCCCTGCGATCATCATCACGACGTCGATGTCGGTTGCCCCATCACCGGACGAAATCTTCGGCCGGATCCAGCGGGTGTTTTCAAGGATCGGCTTTATTCCTCCAGCGGAGAAAGAGAGGTCGTTACCCTGGGGATCCGTAAGGGTGTGCCAGTTCGTCGGGCTCTCCTCGTTCGTCCCCTCGATGGCTACCGCCCCACCGGCGCCAAACGTGCCCTCGACGTGGACGGTCTTATCCGGCCACGCGGCGGACAGGAAGGCTACGCCGACATCGTTGGCGAGGGTGAGGGTCAACCAGGTGAGGACTCTACAGCCGCCAGTCCCCTGGTCGACGGGAGTGTTGGTGATCCCGATTTCAGCCACGGGCTATCCCGTGATCTTTTTGATCGCGGCCTGGATCTCTTCGAGCTTCGACCCGGCCGCGGAAACTTCCTTCTCTACCCCGGCCAGAAACTCCCCGGCCTTTTTCTTCTCGTCCTCCAGGAGCGCCTTGGCCGCCGAGGCCGCTTCCGCGCCCTTCGCGATGGCGTCCTTGATCTCTGACTTCACCGACTCGAGCTCTGCCCGAGCGGAGGAGACCTCCGACGCGAGGCCTCGAAGTGCTTCCTTATGGTTCACCTTCGCGGACTCATACGCGGGCCCGAGAGATGCGATCTCTTTCTCAAGGGAGGATTTCTTCTTCTCGAGTGCGGGTACTTCCACCTCGAGCTCGACGAACCGCTTCATGGTTTCCTCTGAAACGGTGATCGCGTCGAGGTACGACTTAATCCTCTTCACCTCGTCGAACGCCATCGTGAGATCCATCAGATCCTCCAGGTAGAGAAAACCGGGGCCCCGAAGGGCCCCGGGTT